ATCATCAAGCCTAAAGGAGAATACTATGGGCGAATATCGTAATAGAACTACTGGCGTTGTAATGACGCAAGGGCAGATCAGGGCAGCTAACCCCAACATGTCCCTACCTCGTGTATGGAAAGCAGCAACCCTAGACGCACTAGACCTAGACCCAGTGCTACGCAGCCCTGCGGCTACCGTAGGCGCATATCAAACATCAGTGCGTGATGGTGTTGAACAAAACGCCAATGGTGATTGGGTTGAACGTTACGTTGCTCGTGACATGTTCCAAGACACCACAGAGGATGGCGTTACGACAACCAAGGCAGAGCATGAGGCGGCTTATCAGGCAGGGCTAGATGCCAAGACTGCCGAAGGTCATCGCACCACACGCAACAAGCTATTAGCTGACAGCGATTGGACGCAGATGAATGACAGCCCACTGTCAAACGAAGACAAGACAGCTTGGGCAACGTATCGCCAAGAGCTGCGTGATATGTCAGACTTGGCATTATGGCCTAATATTGCTGATGATGATTGGCCTGTAGCACCGTAAGGAAACCGCAATGCTTGGATTTAGCCCACTCGCTTCCGCACCACTTGGCGCAATAGCCGAAGGTGGCTTACTTGCAGATGACATCATCGCAGGCGTTCCAACGATTTCTGCGGTTACAATGTTTGAGGAAGAAACCTTTGCGATTGCCGACATTACGCTTGGCAGTCCAACGGTTGATAGCATTGCAGTTAGCGTTGAGTACAATCTAGCGACAGGCGATCTAACATCTACGCCAACGGTTGATAGCATTGTTACGCTATTCCAGCAGCTACTAACGCCAACGGAAATTACGGCTGGTACGCCAGTTGTTGATAGCGGAACGCTCACGTTCTTCTATGACTTTGACGCGACAGAGATTGCTCTGGGTGCGCCAAGCGTTGATAGCATTGCGTTTACGCAGTTCTTTAACTTCAACGCGGATGACATCACAGCAAACCCAATTATTGACACCCTGCCGTTCTTCCAGACGCATATCTTGGCGGGCGATGAGATTACTGCGGGCGTACCAACATTGCCTGTCAGGTTCTTGTGGGATTATCAGGAGCCAGTAGACAAGACATGGACAGAAGTTTCTGATATAACAGACATATGGACGGTCGTGCAGGACGCGGCGTAAAGGAGATTTAGATGGTTTTAACAGTAACCAAACCCACGGTAGGCGGTTCTGAGGATAGTTGGGGTACAACCATCAATACCGCGCTGGACGATATTGTCCTAGAGATAAACAGCAATGCTGACGGTACGAATGCTATTACGCTGAAAGAGGGTGGCTTTTCAGTTGGTGCAACGACAGTTACCGTTACTGGCGCAGAGTTTAATATTTTAGACGGTGACACGGCAGCAACATCCACAACTGTTGTTGACGCTGACCGCGTTGTGTTTAATGACGATGGCACAATGAAACAGGTCGCAATGAGCGATCTTAAGACCTACATCAATGCCTCTGTGGGTACTGGGTCTGTCACAAGTGTTGCGATGACAGTGCCAACAGGTTTGACTGTCAGCGGATCGCCAATCACAACATCAGGCACATTGGCGGTTTCCCTGCAATCTGGATACAGTATTCCAACAACGTCAAGCCAATCTAACTGGGACACGGCGTATGGCTGGGGCGATCATTCTGCGGCGGGATATGCGACAGGTACTATTCCAACGAACAACAATCAGCTAACGAACGGAGCGGGATACATTACTTCTGTGCCAACGACAGTAGCAACTGTAGGCACTTATACGTTTGCTCTTTCAAGCGTTGTGCCAAGCCCCATACCTAGCGGTACAGTGAGTGGGAGCCAGTTGACGTATTCTGACGGATCAGGAACTAATAATGTGGGTACTAGCCCTAATGTGGGTACATGGCGCTTGATGGCGCACTACGTTAACCGTTCTTCGCTTTTTGTCCGTGTATCATAGGAGATAACGATGAGCATAGATATCACAGAGTATCGGAACGCTAGTTCACTGAACGCGGAAAACACCATGATGGACGTAGAAATAAACCATCCACAATATGGGTGGATACCCTATACCATACACCCTGATGATACTGACATGACCATAGATAACGCAGCGTTGTTGTCTCTTGTGGGGAATGACTTTGCGCCATTCTCGCAGGCAGACCATGATGCGCGTGTTGCTGCATCGGTCAGAGTTCAACGTGATGCCAAGTTATCATCAGAAGTTGATCCAATCGTCACCAACCCTCTACGTTGGGCAGACTTAACAACTGCAAAACAAAACGAATGGACGCAGTACCGCACTGATCTGCTCAACGTTCCACAGCAAGCAGGCTTTCCACACACCATCAACTGGCCCACTAAACCAGAGTAACGCGCATGGCTCTCATACCGCTTAAAATCCCCGCAGGCTTCTACCGCACAGGTACGGAGCTAGATGCATCTGGTCGTTGGCGTGATGGCTCACTTGTTCGCTGGCGTGACGGATCGCTGCGCCCTATCGGCGGATGGCGTGTGAATGAGAACATTGCCAGCATTACGACAAACGCACCGCGCGGAATGCACACTTGGGAAAGCAACAACGGCACACGCTACGTTGCGGCGGGATCGTATAATGAACTGTTCGCAGTTGTCTCTGGTGGCACTGCATATGACATTGCGCCAACTGACCTAACAGCGGGGTCAGAGGATGCTGCGGTCAACATCGGTTACGGTTATGGTTTCTACGGCGCAGGCACATACGGTACACCGCGTCCTGACACTGGCAACCTAGTTGCTGCAACTACATGGTCACTGGATAACTGGGGCGAATACCTTGTCGCGTGTTCCACGGCAGACGGGCGCATTCTTGAGTGGCAGCTTGGCACATCATCAGACGCAGCGGTGATTGCAAACGCTCCTATAAACAACAGCGGTATAATCGTCACAGAGGAACGCTTTATCTTTGCACTGGGTGCAGGCGCAAACCCGCGTAAGGTTCAGTGGTGTGACCGCGAGGACAACACGACATGGACACCCGCAGCGACAAACGAAGCTGGCGACATTGAATTGCAAACGTCAGGCCAGATTGAAACGGCTATTCGGACACGCGGTCAGACGCTAATCATCACAGACATTGACGCGCATACAGCACGATACATTGGCCCACCCTATGTGTATGGCTTTGAGCGTGTCGGCACATCTTGCGGTATTATTTCACGCAAGGCAGCGGCAGACGTTGACATGGGTGTGTTCTGGATGGGCAACGGTGGGTTTTATCGCTTTGACGGTAACTTGGTTTCTGAGATACCGTGCGATGTTCACGACTATGTTTTCAACGACATCAACACCTCACAGAAAAGCAAGACGTGGGCGTTTACCAACGGTCAATTTGGCGAAATCTGGTGGTTCTACTGTTCAGCGGATAGCACTGAAATAGACCGCTATGTGGCGTTTGATTACAAAGAAAACCACTGGCTTATCGGCAACCTATCCCGCACAACTGGCGCGTCACGCGGCGTGTTTGAGTATCCAATGCTCATGGATGCAAACGGCGCGATGTATGACCATGAGGTTGGATTGTCCTACGCAGTTAGCGGCACAGAGCAATCTGTATTCGCGGAAAGCGGCCCGATCAGCATTGGCAACGGCGATAACATCATGCAGGTCACAGACCTAATCCCTGACGAAAAGACGCAGGGCGATGTTGATGTTACATTCAAGTCACGCTTCTACCCCAACGACACAGAGTACACGCATGGGCCGTATACACCGTCTAGCCCGACCGCCGTTCGCTTCTCAGGTCGCCAGATCAGAATGCGCGTAGAGGGCGATGCACCTTACGCAGCGTGGCGTGTTGGCACAATGCGAGTAGACGCAAAAGCGGGTGGGCGTAGGTAATGGCGGCACCCGTACTCCCACCGATTGGCGACAACGTAAAGGCTTGGGGTAATAACCTAACTGCATACTTACGCAGGCAGCTTCCGCGCTTGTACTTTAAAACAGCAGACGACAATCCATCGGAAAACGGCGTGATCTTGTGGGATGACGAAAACGGTTATCCCGTTGTGTCAAAGAATGGCGCGTTTGTGCAGATCGTCTTAGAGGATGGTCAATACGCTGGCGCAGTCACAACAGACCAAACAGCGGCATCCATAAACACAGCGTACGCTTTAACGTACACCTCTAGCATCGCACAGGGCGTAACAAATGGAACGCCCGCAAGCCGCATTGTGTTCGCTGAAGCTGGTCAATACATGATTAGCTTTTCAGCGCAAATTGCATCAACGTCCAGCAGCACAGTGAACTTCTGGTTTTGGCCTCGTATCAACGGGGTAGACGTTGTGGGGTCAACGATGAAAAACGCGCTGCACCAAAACGGTTCGGTGCTGGTTGTTTCACGCTCTGCGATTTTTGATGTAAGTGCCAATGATTATTTAGAGGCTATGTGGGCAGTAGATAGCACAAGCGGGTTTTTAGATGCTACGGTCGCGACAGGATTTGCGCCTGCCGCGCCTGCGTCAACGATTGCAATTACGAGGTTGCATGGATGAAGCATTGGAAACTTAGCCCAGACCTAGAAAGATGTAAGCCTTGGATTGAGGCAGCTTTGGTTCATTGTAATGGCACACATGAGTGGGATGACATCGTTGCAGGGATCGCGTCTAGCAAGATGCAACTGTGGGCAGCGCCAAGGGGGTGCATAGTTACGGAAATTGTGGTATATCCTAGAAAGAAGGTTATAAACATTTTCCTTGCTGGTGGTGAATTGGATCAGAT